CCTCTGGTCGCTGCTGTTGGTGATTCCGGGAATCGTGAAAACATCCAATAAAAAATCCAGTACCATAACCATAAAAGCAACATACAGCATTCACAGATAAAGCATTATCTTTTACTAAATCTGTTGGTGCTTTTGTACTTTGAATTTCGTACTCTGCACGTGTATAAAACAATTCTATATATTTATAATTTTTCCAACTATCTTTTAATTCAAAAGACTCATTTGTTCCTGTTGTTCCACCATCATATAAAATTGTTGGTTCTAACAATTTTTCATTTATTTTCATATTTTTTTCTAGAATTAAGCCGTACGATACCAAATAAAACATGTATAATATGGTTGCATATTGTTATGTGCTTGATCACCACCAGTTTTGTAAATTGATGGATACTGATTTGTTGCTTCTCCATATGCGTCTGTTACACCCCATAAACCTCCACCTTTTGTTGAAACACCACCATTTCCATAGGTTTTACAATCGTGTGTATGACTTGGCATTTCAGCAATAGTTAATTTATGTGTTTTTTCTCCACCAGTTAATTTAGAAGTTTTAAAGTCTGTGTCAGATTCATCAACACCAACTAATGTTTTGCCTTTTATTCTTTCCCATGTTCCACCAAACATTTTATTTGGGTTTATATCATTTAAGCTTAAATATATACTTCCTATCGGATAAATTAAATCTACATTTATCATTCATTTGATATTTAATATCTATGCTATGCGTTTCCAAAATGCCATTACTATATAAGGTTGTAAATTATTATGTGATTCATCTCCACCAGTTTTATCAACAACATCCCATGCTGTTCCAGTTCTATCCGTATTTGAATTAGGTGTACATGTATGATTACCACCAGCGACATAAGGATAAGTTACAGCAGTACTATGTGAATGCGAAGGCATTTCAGCAATAGTTAATTTATGTGTTTTTTCTCCACCCATTTTGCCTACAGTATTAAAATCTGAATCAGATGTATCTAAACCTACTGGAACTCTTCCTTTACCTACTTGTTGCCATTTAAATCCTAAAAAATTAGAATGATCTAAAGCATCAAAAAAGACTTCTACCTTATTAATAGGAAAAGCCTCTTCATATAATTTTGGATTAAGCATAAACATCACCGAAGTGACCAGATATTAAATATCTGTCACCTCTTTTCTTGTAAAAGGAAGTTCTAGATTGAACCTCCTTTCTGGCGTAAGCCTTGTATGTATGTATGTATGTATGTATGTATGTATGTATGTATGTATGTATGTATGTATAAGCATAGCATACTCACGTATGCTGTCAATAGTTTTTTTCATTTTTTCCTCCTATTTTATCAATGGAATTAAAGTCCATTTATTTGCATTAAAATTTTCTGCTCTTGTTATTGCAGTTTTGCATTCGTATATAGTGTGATTATATATAACCCTATCTCCAACTGCATATGTTTTTGTATTGCTATAAGTATTAGTATATAAACCTAATGCTTTTAATAAATTTGTTATGTTATTTTGTATTGTTGTTATTACATCTCCTGAATCAGTAATAAAACCTGAATCATTTGACAATTGACTCGTTTTTGTCGGTATAGATGTTTTTTTTGCATAAGTTGTTGATATTTTATTACCATCCGAATCGTTTGTTGCTTTCGTTGAAGTAGAAGCATTACCTGTTAAATTACCTTTGAATCCTTTTGCAGTAATTACGCCTGTATTTGGATTCAATGTAACATCACTATCTTTACTTGCATTTGTTGTTTGTGTTCCTGTTGTTGTTGAACTTTGTGACAATATAGGATATTCAGCACTTGTTGTTGCTAATTCTGTTATTTTTACTTTTTCATCAGTGTTAGATGATTTTACAATAATATTTCCTGATGCATCAGTTGTTACTGTTGTTGCACCACTACCACTTATTTTATTTGATGATGTAACCTTTGAATTTTCAACGCTATTTATATATACATTTCCGTTTGTTAATGCTGTTGTTGTATTTGTTGTTGAAGTTGCTGAACCAACAACATTTTTTGAAGAATAATGTGTATCCGTATTCGTTGGAGCATACAAATCAGTATTTGTACCATTTATATTTATTGTTCCAACTTTTGTTCCTGATGTAAGACTTCTTGTAAAAGAAACAGAATCAGCACTATCACTTATTCCATCAAGTTTAGTTTTATCTGTTGACGACATCAATCCATCCTTTTCAATTGTTGCTTTTGAATAAGTAGTATTATTATCTTCACTCCAAACAGCAGTTCCATCAGCAGACCATTTTAAAAATTGACCTAACTTTCCACCACTTGGAATATGCTTATTTCCAGAAGTTGTTGGATGTGTATAAATTGTATCTGTAAATTTTGCATTAGAAGGTACATCAGAATTAACTGTGTGACCATTTACTTTTTCGGAATTATCAACTATACCATCATTATTTGTGTCATATACACTTGCAAGCATATCACCAGCACCAATACCATCAGCGCCGTCATTTATTGTTGCTATTTTAGTACCTGTTGAATCAGTGATTTTTATTGTTGTAACTTTTCCTTTTTTAGAAGTAGATATTGTTGGGCTTATTCCATTATCGCCCTTTTCTCCTTTTTCTCCTTTTGGTCCTGTTGGACCTTGTTCTCCTTGAAGTCCTTGTGGACCTTGGTCTCCAGTATCACCTTTAGGTCCTTGAAGCCCTTGTTCGCCTTGGATTCCCTGTATACCTTGGTCTCCCTTTTCTCCTTGCAAACCTTGGGGACCTTGTGGACCTATTTCTCCTTGCTCTCCCTTCGGTCCTTGTTCTCCAATATCACCTTTTAATCCCTGAATTCCTTGAGGTCCTCGTTCTCCTTTTATTCCTTGAATACCCTGAATTCCTTGTTCTCCTTGTGGACCAGTATCGCCTTTATCACCTTTATCGCCTTTTTCTCCTTTTGCACCACGAATTGATGAGGTTGTTTCAGAAGTACCATTTGTATAATTTAAAGTTAATGTATAATCATCGTTTAATACAGTTGATTTAATTCCATTCCCTCTTTCTCCTTTTAATCCAGGCGCATTTCCACTGATATTTGTTTTTATACTTACTTTTCCTGTTAAACTATCAGTATTCATCATTTTTCACCATTCTTTCCTTCAGGATATAATTTGAATTGTTTTGGTCCATCATCATCGTAGCCGATAATTGTTGTTGAATTATTATCTGGATTTAATTCAATTTCATACCAATACGTTACAGGTTTATTAATATAATCTCCAATTCTTGTTTCATCTGATGACAATTCAACATCAATTGTTTTCTTATTCAAATCGATTAGAACATCCTTTGTAAGAACAATATCTTCAACATTTTTCTTTGACATAACTTTTAATCTTAAGATATCGCCTTTTTGAAATTCATAATCACTTCCATCATCATTTTGAGCAGTAATCACAATTGTTGCAGTATCACCTCTTGTTAAATGAATTGTTTTTTCTTCATCAATTTTTATCATATTTTGCCTCCATTTTTTCCAATTTATTCTTTAAAACTTCTATTTCTTCTTGTTGTTCTTTTATTGCTTGTAAGCAAATTGAAACCATAGCATATGTATCTATTCCATCACCTGTTGACGATATAAATTCTTCTGGAGTATTATAATTATCACCTATTATCATTCCAAAATGCTTTTTTGAATTATCTAATTCATTTTTCCAATTATAAGAGTATATATCAGTATTTTTAATTATGTTAAGTGCTCCAACAAATTTATTTATATTTTTCTTTAAAGATTTTAAAGAATTATTATTAAAAGAAGGTGCTGATATACCATTTGGGGTTATATCTACTCGCTTATCATATCTTTCATTTATAATCAAAAGACCTACATAATTTCCTATATCAGAAGCATTAGAATAATATCCATATAATAGATTTTTATTATTTAATCCTAATTGTAATCCTCCTCCTGTTGTTAATTGTGCTTTTCTATTTGATGAATCACTTAAAATCTCTATTCCTGTGTCATATATATTTAATTTTTTATTATCATCTTCATCTGTTATAACAAATTTAGGACTACCTATTGTTGATTTCATTTTTATTGATCCACCATTTATATTTGCATTGCTTGTTTCAATATCACCAGAAAATTTACCATTTGTTGCAGTAATAGTACCTTGTGAATCAACTTTAAAATTTTTTGAATCAATTGAACCATCAAGTAATGATATTTTTGTTCCTTGTTGATTCTCAACATAATTATTTGATTTAATAGAACCAGTTTTGATATTGTCACCTATAATTGTTGTACTTCCACCTGTTGCTAAATCTGTATACTTAACATAGTTTTGTGTTATTTCTGTTACTGTCCCACTTAATACAGTTAATTTACCATCAACTGCTTCTGCAACTGTATCATCGGTATATTTAAGATTATTAATCCAATCTTTTGAATTAAAATCCCCAGTTTTTCGTGTAACTTGACAAATAAAGATTTCATTATTATTAATCCAAAAATCCCCTGTATCATAGGGGGTTTTTGGTTCTTTAATAAATATTTGCCTTTTGTTGTCAGCAGTATCCTTTGCGCTATTTGCAATTGCTAATGATTCTATAACATCTTTATCTTCAATTTTTTTCCAAGAAAAATCAGTTTCTTTTTGAAATATATAACAATAACCTGTTTCTTTATCATAATATAAATCGCCTATATGATTTTCTTTTTCATCTTCCCACGTGTTAACTGGATAATTTTCTAAAGTAGGTTGTCCATTGTAATACCAAGTTGTCATTTTGCCATCAATTTGAGATTGTAAATCTTTTATATTACCAACTGTTGAATTCATAAAATTTAATAATTCATTTTCTACTTTAGTTAAACCTTTTTCGGATGTTTCAACATTTTTCTTTAAACCTAAAATACTTGCAAAATCGTATTTTCTTTCCAAATCTTGTGCTGTTCTTACACCATTTGAATCTTGTTTCATTTTATCACCTCTTTACATAAGTTTTTCCATTGAATTCATAAACTTTAAATCCTAAATCTTTTAATACATCAATTTGCATAGTTGCTTTTGGATAATGTTTTTTTACATATGCTATTATTTGCTTATCAAATTGTGTAAATCCTAGACTTTTCATAGTTCTTGCTTTTTCAATAAATGTTAAATCTTGACCATTTACATAATTAAAAATTTGTTTATCATATTTTGTAAAACTTGGATATTCTTGTTTAATTAACATTGCTTTTTGTGCAATCGATAAATTCAAAGAATTAATGTATGAAATAACTTTCTTTTTTCTAGAACCTGATATTGCATTTCCATTTTTATCAATATCACTCTTGATTTTGCTTAATTCTTTTTGAATTTTTTGATAATTAGAATAATCTGTAATCATATTAATTTGTTTATATTCAACTGGATTTTTCATTGCATAATTAAATTCTTCATATGAACCATAATTATCATAATTTGACATATCAACATTTTTCTTAAGTATATTGCTTGCCATTATGCTTTTTTTCTTATTGCTTACATCTAAATTATTTATATATTCTATTTTATCTTTAGTTTTTGTTCCAACCTTTGACAATCCATTTCTATAGTTTCTATATTCTGTACTATTCATACCTAAATCAATCATTTCATCTATTTTAGAACTATTTATTGACTTATAACCACTATCTATATAATCTTGTGCTTCCTTACTTGAATATCTACCAAATAATGCTGATTTTATTTTACCTGTAGTGCTATCATCTGCCGTAAATCTTAAATTGCCACTATCTGTATAACTACCTGCTATAGGTAAATCATCATCATACATTTTTAGCCCTTGTACAGTCTTTCGCAATTGACCATATCCAGTTGGAAGAACATAATATGCCATTGATTCTAAAAAGTCCTGTCCGACATCTTCCCAAGTAATTTCATTACCAAAGGAATCTGTTTGACCTGTAAGTTTTTTTATTAGTGATGTTGCGCCTGTCATTGCTTCTTGTATTGGAATTCTTCCTCCTGAAAAAACACTCCACATTGGAACATTATCCATAAAATCCCCAATAGCACTTTCAAATTTTTCTTCTAATGACTTATCATCATCGTCATCAAATATTTTCATCAACATATCTATTGGATCAAACATAACAGATGAACCAGTTAAAGATTTCATAAGACTATTAAATAAATAAGATGCACCAAATAATTGACCTAATTGAAAAACAACACTAGCACCTGATTTATTACCACTTTCAATATCCATTTTATTGTCATGTATCATTGATGACCATTGATTGTTAACTTCTAATTGAAATTGAGTTAAAAATCCAAGAGTTTTAGAATTAAATAATTCTGCAGTAGACCCTTGACTTCTATCTCCCATTATTCTTGCCGAAAAATCATCAGCATTTGATATTGCTTCTTGCTCTTTCATTCCTTTACTCAAGTTTTCAAAATATTTACTTCTCCAAATTTGATTAGAAGTAAAATAATCAGAACCACTCATAAAAATTTGACCTGCATTGCTGATTTTTTGCCATGCCTTTTGTGATAATGTATCACTACCAAATCTAGCAGTTAAAAAGTCAGATTTATTTATTAATCCATCGTTATGAAATATATTATTAATGGTTGATACTGTACCTTTAACAAATGATAATTTACTTGTTTTTGAAGCACCTTGTACTGCAGAAGCAAAGTTTGTTAATGCACTTCTTACATTAAATCCTGTCATATTAGAACCAACTTGAGATTTTAATGTATTTAACGCAGTATATACTCTTCTTCCTAAAAATCTTTCTGCTGCTCTATCAATAGCACCTTTTTTACCAGCAAGTGCATTTGCCTGTTCATCTAACCAAGCAACATATTTACTCAATTTGTTATCTTGTATATCTGCAACTCTTTGCTCAAATTCCGCATCAGTTAAAGAATCAACATTATCAAGACCATGTGTTTGGCCATATGTTTCTCTTATAAATTTACTTAATGTCCTATATCTTTGAATATCTGCTGTATGAAATATTAAATTCCCTGCACCCTCTAGATATCCATCAATACCTGTTATTGCATCATAAGTTGTTTTCATTCCTTTTCTTTCTAGAGAACTAGCAAACCAATTTTTACCAGGTCTATTAAATTCTGTTAAACCATTTATGTCTGTTGGAAGATTTTCAGAATCCATATCATTTCTATTAAAAGGAACACCCCATTGACTTAATTTGTCACTTATTTCAGTAAAGTGTCTCATATAATCTTTTCTTTTAGGAATAGGATTATATCCTAAATCTGTAAGAACATTGTTTATTTGATCTATATATGTATCATATTTATTTCTAAATACTTCTGATGCATATTTTATTTTTTCTTGTGTTTTAACATCTGGGAATTCTTTTGCTAATTCTTTATCACCATATTTTACTTCTTCTCCATATTCATTTATATAAGATTTTTCAACATATTTTTGAACTGCTGCTGATTCTTTACTTCTTGCTTTTATTCCAAGTTTCTTTATATCTTCTCTTTCTTGATTTAACCATCTTGTTTTTTCTGCGGTGTTATGTTTAGTTTGATTAATTGTTGCATCATTTATTTTTTTACCTATTTCATAACCAAATACCTTTTCATTTAATCTTATTGGGTCAGTACGTTGATAAGCAATAGCATTTATATCATTTCCTGTTTGTATATCATTGAGAGTTATTCCCATTTCGTTTAATAATTCTTGTTGTATAACTGCTCTTGTTCTTCTTTCTACTTTGCTTTCAATCTGCTTTTGAATTTCGTTTAAATCTGCTTTTGTTATAGAATTAGACAATAAACTATTGAATACTTTATCTGTAATTTTTTTCAAATCATTATCTGTTACTCTATACTTTTCTGTTATCGTTGTATCTTGATTCATAAAGTTAGATATTTCTGTTAACATATCCGCTTCTCCAGTTATTTCACTACTAAAATAATAAGGATATGTATTACTTAATTCTTGATAAACACTATCTATTGATTGACCTTCATTACCAAGCCTTAATTTACCAAAATTTGATTTTCTGAAATCTCCATAATCTGTTATTTGATTCTTAAGTTCATCAGTTACTTTTATTTTTGAATTTCTTATTTGTTTTTTTACTGCTTCTACTTCTTTATCTACATATGTACATTCTCTATTTGCATATTCATTTATTATATCTTTTATGCTATTATAAGTATTAGCATTTACTAAATCATCTTTTGTCATATTATAAAAAGATTCCATTTTATTTCTGAAATCTTTTTTTTCTTGATAATCAAAATCTAAATAATTCTGTGCCGTTTTAGTAGCAAATTGAATTGCTTTATAACTTCCTTTTCGTAATGCTCTTTCTACTTTTTCATCAATTGTTTTATTTTTTTTACTTTCTAAAGGAGAATATTCATTTTTATAATTTGAATTTTCATCACTTTTATATTTATCTGTAATAGGTATATTTTCTTTTAAATCTGAAATATCTATTTCTTTCCCATTTGAATTTACAAGTATATCATCATTATTGCTTAAAGAATATCTAGTATCATTTTTGTTATTATTGGATATACTATTATTAGATATATCTGATTTGACATTTTTGTTAGATTGTGGTATATTTGATTTATCAAGAGATGTTTTGCGGGAATTAGACCCGTTGAATATCTCTTTTATTTTTCCTTGATTTAATAAATTTTGTATATAATCAGTATTATTTTTTGAATATGCTGTTTTTATTTTATTATAATCTATCTCAACTTGATTATATTGTCCTTTTTGATTTATTTCTACTGGTACAATATAATTTGTTTTATTTATTTCTACTGGTGTAACAACTATAAAATTATTATTATCATAATTTCCATTATTAGTATATTGATAAACTCCTATAGGATTATCCATAGAATTTATTATTTCTAAATATGTTTTTACACCCAAGCCATGAAAATGTTTATTTTTCGTACTAAATCCTAATTTTTTTGCTTGTTCTTCTGTAAGAATATTTTCTCTTATATGACCGCTTCTTTCGAGCATTGGTAAATCTTTTACACCATAATCTACCAAACTTTTTATTGTATTATCTTTTAATTTTACAAATTGTGTTAAACTTTTCTCTGAATCTTCTCTAGTTTGATTAACGACATCTGATACTTCTTGTAAAGCATTTTCACTCAGAGAAAAATTAGTATCTAATTTTATATCTTTTACATTTTCTTTATATGCTTGTTCAAATCTATATTTAACTTTTTCTAAATCTCTTGCTTCTTGACTACCAGCAGTTACTGTCTTATATAAATGTTTAACATAATCATATATTTTAGTAAAAACGTTAGGTTGTGATGTAGAAAGTTTTTTTATAAATTCTTCATCATTAAATATATATTCTCCAACTAAGTCAGAAGTAACCTCATTTTCTATATTTGCATCTAACCCTGAATACAATTTTTCAGTAGATTTAATTCTATGATCATAATCTCCTTTTGATTTTGCATATTCTTTAACTGCATTTTGTAATAAAGTATATTCTTCTGTACCTTCTAATAAGTGTGTTGTTTCGTGCCCTACAATTTTATTTAATGCTTGTTTTGAATCTATATTTATTAATATTTTTTCATTACCTTGTAAATCTTTACCAACTAAACCATTAATATCTTTTCCTTTTACTTCATATCCCATTTTTTCTAATTGTTCATTATTAACAAATTCATATCTTGTGCCTCTTTCCTGAGCAATTTTATTTACATTTTCTACAAAGTTTCTTGATTTTGTTGTATTATTCATAACTTTACTAGCACTTTCTTTTAGTGCTTTAGTAATATCACTATCTGTTTTATTTTCTTCATATTGATAATTTACACTTTTTTGTGATTTTTCGTAAAAACTTCTATGTAATAAATCATCATTACTTATATCTGTGTCATTACCTAAAATATTGGATATTTCATCAGCATCAATTGTACCTTCCTGTAAACTTTTTTCAACTGACTTTCTAATTGATTTTATTTCTTTATCTGATAATTTTGTATTAGATAAGTCAATATCTTTATTTTCATATTCTTTTTTTATTCTTTCTGCTATTTTATTTTTATTTTCTTCTGAAATAGAAAAATTTTGTTCTTGTTCTTTTATAGCATTCTCTATTTCAGTATTTATTGCCTGTTCTCTTGATTTTTTAGTTGTTTCCTTATTAACTATCTCATCAATTACTTTTTGTTCATTTTGAGTATATCCAGTATCAAAATCTCGACCTGTTTGTTTAGCCCATTGATTTCTTGCAATATTTTGTGACCCTTCCATAACACCTGATGTTACTGCTCCTAAAGTACCAGCATAAAGATTTTGAGTACTAAAGAAATTTTTAGCAGTGTACGATGCTATATTACTAGCAAGTTCTTTTGCATTTTTAGAATTTTTTATTCCTACGCCATTATCTTTATCTAATAATGCTTCTTCAACTATTGGTCCTAAAAATTCTTGTAAATATTCTTCAGTAAACTCACCTTTCATACTTGTTAGTGTTTTTCTTAATGCTTTATTTTTAACAAATTTATCTAATACTTTTGAAGTTAATTTATTTGTTGATTTTCCTAATGCACTTTTACCATATACACTTTCAAAACCACCAAGTGCTTTTTCCATTGCCATTTCAAGTGTTCCAGAAACAATACCATATTTTGTTGCTTGTTCTTCTGTAGCACCATCTTTTTTTGCTTCATTATATGCACTACCACCGTAGTTAGCAAATCCAGTAGCAAGTGCTCCTGCGGAGTTTCCAGTCATCATCTGTGGTAACATTTGTCCAATAGAATATGTCATTTCCAATCCTGCTCTTCCAACAGGATTTTTTGTTGTGTTAATATTGTTTTGTGCAACATCGCTAAACATATTATATTTTATTTCTTGATCATCTAAAGATGGTGTTTGTCCTAATATTTTTTTCGTAGTACTTTCTATTCCTCCGATTCCTGTTTCAAACCCACCTGCTAATGTTGTACTTGTTTTTATTATTCCACCTGACAAAGTACCTGATTTTTCTTTTACTGCATCTTTTATAATTTCTGAATTTCTATTTGTTCTTTCTTTTTCTAAAGTTGTTGTTTTTTCTTGTGCTTCTTTTAAAAGTCCTTGATATTTTTCATCATTTTGTACTCTTTTACTATTTTCATTAAAAAGATTAATATTATTCTCCTTTTTATAATCTTTTAACTTATTATATGCAGTATCAGAATCTTTTTTTATAGTGTCAACAGTTTGTTCTACTTTTTTGTTTTTAGATTCATTTATTCCTGCTTCAACAGTATTATAAATTACTTCACCAATTCCGTTTGTTGCTAAACCTAAAATTTTACTTTGAATAGAACTTTTGCCACTTATTGTTTTTTTAACACCAGTTACTAAAATCCCTTCTCTTTCTTTTTTAGGACTATTATTTATTGTTACATTACCATTTTCATCTGTAGTAACTTTAGATGTTGTTTTCTTTTCTTCTTTATTGCCGAATTTTTCTTCTAAATAACTTCCTAATGCTCCAGTTAAGGTTGCATTCTTTTTCTTTTTTTTAGCCATTATATCGCCTCACTATACAACTTTAGATTTGCCATTATATTTTTTATAAGTTCTAGAACCACCTTCCCAATACCATTGTGTACCATCTGGTGTTTTCCATACATTTTGCGTATTAACATTACCTGTTTTTGTATTTGTTACCATTATTGTTTTACCTGTTTTAGATACTGCTCCATAACCATCTATTCCTTTTGGTTGATATCCATTACTAAAATATCCATATGAACTACCACTTGAACCATTACCATCTGTTAATTCATAATTACTAGAACCATATTGTGCATTCCATCTTGCTTGTGAATTTGCTTCTTGTTGTTTTTGAAATGCTAAACTTTCATTATATTGTCTTACTGATTCTTGGAATTCTCTATCTTTATTCATTTGGTCTAATACTGCTTGCCATTTATTTTGATAAGTATTTTCTATTGTTTGTTGTGTATTTAATTGGCTTTCTAATAAAGAATTTTTGTATTGAAAACCTTGAAGTCCTAATTCTAATTGTTTTTGTAAAGCATTAAATGCTATTTCTGCTAAAGCACTATTATTTTGAAGTTGTGCATCTTTTATCCCATTATTATAGTTTAATATAGATCTATCAAAACTATCTCTTGCAGTTGCTACTCTATTTTGATATGTATTATACATACTTACTTTTGAACTTTCACTATATCCACTATTTGATAGTCCTGAACTTGCCATTTGCTCTGCATTTACACCATAATCATTTGTTTGTTTTTGATAATCCGCATATGCACCTTTTTGTTCTTTTGTATAGTCTTTTTCTGCTTGCTCTTTTTGTTGTTCTATTTTTTCAATTGCAAAATCAGTATTAGCCTGCTGTATTTCTTGTTGTTTAGTTGCATAATCTTTTGAAGCCTGAATCTGATCTTGATAATACTTATCTGAATTATTTATCATAGTATTATAAGTATTATTTGCATTATTTAATGCTGATTGCTTTTCTGATTCTACTTGTTTAAACCTTTGGTCATTATAATCAATATTCATTTGTTATCACCTCTTTACATAACTTCCTATGTAGGATTCTAAAGTTCCTGAATAAAGAAAAAATCTAGTTTTTGAACTAAATTTTAATTGTATGCTTTTCCATTTTTTCTTTTTTATTCTTGCTACTATAAATCCTTTGGTATTTTTATAATCGTTTATTTTTTCAAATACTCCGTTGTTTATTTTTGTTGATATAGTTATATCTCCTTCAATGTCAATTACACAACCTTTTTTATTTGTTGTTTTTTGATACTGAGGATAATTAAATTCATCCTCTAAAGTTGTCCAATATGAAATTAAATTATCTGTTTTAGTCAATGAATATATTTTATTATTTAAGCATAAATAAAGTATGCCGTTTTTTACTTGAGCATATGTAATATTACCTTCCATTTCCCAATAAAACCATTCATATTCGATATGGTCATTAATCTGACATTTTTCTCTACTATCTGCTAAATAGATTTTATTATTTACAATAACAAGTAAGTATCCTTGCCATTCAATTAATTGTAAATCTTTATAATTTTTTTCTCTTAATAATCTAGAATCTATTAAACTACTTCTATGCCTTACTACTTGTTCAGACGTTACATCTGAACTTATTCCTTCCATTCCTCTATCACTGAAGAATACAATATCATCATTAAAGTTTATTCCTGTTGAAACACAACCTATACTTATTGATGAATGCGATGAAGGATATGTTTTTCCATATTCACTATCTATTGTAGGATTATGATAATATATTGTGGTATTTGCTTGCGATGGTTCTTTTAAAACCCATAATGCATTGTTACCACTTATCATTGCTTTTACTGATGCTATATCTAATCCTTCATTATAATAATCTAAATCGCTTATATATCTTGGATTATTTAAACTACTATGAAAAATAGTACTTGGATAATCTTGATTACCACTAAAAAATATTCTGTTATCAAATACTTCTAATAAAGTACATTTATTTATTCTATTAACATAACCACTTACGTGTTTTTTAAATTGAATTATTACATTATCTTTTCCATCTGTTAAAGGTTTCTCCGGTGCAGTTGTAAATTCTATATAACCTTCTGCTGGATAACTTTTAAATGCTGTTGTATTTTTTCCATTTATTGTTACAACTGGTGCATAATCTCCATCAAAAGTTTCAACATCTAAATAATATTTTGTTTCTTTACCATCAGCACAAAAACTATTTTTTCTATAATCACTTAATAAATTTATGTCTTCGTATGTTGTACCTCCACCTAATGGATTTCTACTTATTGTTGTTGTAGGTATATAACCCATTACCTTTTTACAAGTTTCTCCATTATATTCTAAATAATTTATTCCATCTTTTAAAAAGAATATATTACTATATACAAAAGATTGTGATTTTATTGGATTCATTCCTTCAAAAATAACTTTCTTTTCTTCTTTATAAACATCATACAATTTAGTTCCGCAATGGACAATCATATGACTTTCTTGATTTATTTCATAAAAAAAGATGCCAAATATAGTATTATCAAATTCACTCAATAATTCTAATGTTGGTCTTGTTTCTATACATCTTCCATTTGAACCACTATAATTTTTCCATACATTTAAAGCATCTGGACTTCTATATAAAGATACTTCATCTTTTCTATTACTAAAATCTACACCTTTAAATTTTTTATAATTTCTTGTTATTAAACTTCCACTTATTTGAGTACTAGACATTTATACCACCATCAATAAAAAAACTACTCATTGTATTTCTTGGGTCTAGACCTTGTAGCATTGACTCATATCTTTTTGAATAAATTTGCCCATAATTGCTTGAAACATCACTTTTAAGCAAATCACCTGCTACACCATACGGCATTATTTCAAGTGCATCATTTGTAAGTTCAAATTTATAATTATCAGGTGTATCATTATTTATTTGCGTTGGATATTTATAATAAAGTATTTTTGCCGTTCCATCTTCATTAAAAATTATAGTATCACCTAATTGTTCATAATCTACATCTTTTATTATATTTAATTGATAAATGTTCTCATCTATATCTGTAAGTGTCATTATATCATCTTTTTTTACTTCTTTTGTGATGAATGCATTAATTTTTTTATATCTGCATATTTCATTTTGAATTTGATTTATTACACTATTCATTTTAGTTGCTAAATCATTATCTTCAGTTAAGTTATCTTCATCTTCGTTATATTCTTCTATTAAAGAATATGTTTTAATTTTCATTTCCTCTAACGTCATAATCTTCACCATCCAATGCTTCTGCTAATCCTTTATAATCATTTATAGCAGTTTCTATTGTTCCTATTGGTTGTGCTGGTAAAAACCAGCCTCTATTTTCTCCCTCAAATAAGAGAATTTCACCTTCTTCTAAATTTATTGTTAGTTCACTCTTTGTTGTGTATTTATCTGTTACAATTTCTTGTTTTGTTGTTAATTTTAAATTTTCTAATTTTTGTTCTACTTTCTCATTCTTATAATCAAATTTACTTTCTTTGCTAACTACCATTCCCTCATATGGTGTTAAATCTGGTCTTAAAACATAATATTTCATAATTTTCCTCTCTTCTGCCTATTAATGGAGTTGCACCATTCAATACTACTATAGACATATAAAAAGGCTTAATAGCCTTTATTTTAGTTAATTATTAGGCTGGGATTTTTACTGCTTGTAATTCATCTTGAGCGATTATTTTTATACCATATGTATCAAGTCCACGAACACCATCAGCGAAAGCACCTTCACGTCTTAATGCTTCTACTTCATTAATTTGTCCAGCGAAAGCAATTGCATTCTTTGTACGAAGCATACAATATTTATTTGTACCATCATTGTAAATAGCATTAGACATAACTACTTCTGCATTATTATACATACCTACAATACCTTTACGAATTAATTCAGGATTATTTGTTGATAATTCTATTATATTATTCTTAAATGTTGAATAAGTTGCAGGGTCAATTTCTACTCTTATACCAAAATCACAATTTCTTAAGTTTAATGCTACAAAAGCATCATCAATTGCAGTTTTTATTCCTGCTTGTGTTTTAGCAGTTGCAGTTGTAATGTTTGTAGCACCTTCCTTATAATTTCCTTTTGTAATTTCAAAGTAGTTAGTTAAACCATCTTTTGTTGGTTTTGCAACTCTTTTATAGTATGTATCTCCATTTGAATTTGTTTTAGCAATAAAGTAGTCTTTAAATGTTTTAACATCTGTATCAGTTGTTTTTGTATATGTAGCACTTTCTTCATCAATAGTACTTATACATTTACCTGCTACTAATCTTCCTATGTTAATATCTCTTCTTTGTGCTAATCTATTACTTGATTTTTCTTGGTATTTTTCTGGTAGACCTGGTACTGATTGCGCTTTATCAATATCTTTAACATTAAATGCAAAGTATTCAGCAAAATCAATAACAAGGTTTTGTCCTTTGTCTGCCATATCTTCATAATCTACTTCGCCATGATATCCACTAATTGTTGGATCTCCTACTCCTAAGATAACAACTGTTTTAGCAAATTTACAATCCCCCTCATAATCTCTTGTACAATAATCAACTAATTTTGTTTTCATTTCCAAACTATCTTGAATTTTTTTAGACCATATAGTTTGAATAAAGTTTTTTACTGCCATTTTTATCACTTTCCTTTCTTATTTTAGGAAGTTTTACCATTTCATCATTGAACGTTCAATTGCTTTCATTAACTCTGGATTTTTATCTAAATCTTCTTTAGTGAATTTAGATGCTTCATCAAAAGTATAAAATTCTTTTACTTGCTCTTTATCATTAGATTCATTCTTCATACTTCCTATTGTTTCAACCTCTGGCTTAGGTTTAAATTGTAAATACATTTCGTATTTATCTTTTATTGACATACTAGGATTTAAGTTCTTTTCAAATTTTATAAATTCAGAATCATTCAATGCATCTGCTTTTACTCCAATTGACGCTAGTTCTTTTATTCCTATTTGTCTTTTTCTTTCTTCAGCAATTTTAGTAAAGATTGTTTTATCTCTTTCGGTTGCTGTTCCGTTTTCAATTAATTTTGCAAGTCTATCAGTTTCTTCAGAAATTTCATCAAATCCTCCAGAAATAATATCCTCCGCTTCTGCATTTGCTAATAATTCTTCTTCTCTTTTTGAGTATTTAGGTGTATTTACTTTAATACCTTTCTTCTCATAAAAAGATTGCAAACTATCTACTGCATCATCAAATGAATCAGTTTCTAAACCTGCTTTTAAAAGTTCTTCAACCTTTCCATATTTTTTTTCATACTCTTCTCTGATTTTAGTTTCTTTTCGATATAATTTTTTCTTCACAATCTCATTTACTTCTTCATCAGTGTAAGTTTTTACTGGTGCTTTTTCTTCTTCGACTATTTCTTCAGAGGTATCACCATTACCATCAACTATTTCTTCTGTTGTTTGTTCTTCAACGTTTTCAGTATTATCTTCTAATACAAGTTCTTCATTATTTTCCATAATAAAATCCTCCCTATTTTTTTGAGTTTGCTTCTCATATTTCCATATCTTTTACCCTCATAAATGCTTGGAGCATATAAAAACACCTACTGAATAGGTGTTTCTTCCATATTTTGTGCATCTGCTATTTGTGATGCTTGTTGTTCTACATCACCATTGATGAATTGACTTGCCCTTTGTTGCATTATTTGTGCTTGAGCATTTATTTGAGCAATCTTTCTTTGTTCTTCTTCTTCAATTTCTATTGCTTTTAAAATGTCCTGTTTTGGAGCAATAGCATCATCTGGTAATATTTTTGCATATACTTTTAATTCTCCTAATTTTTGAGGATTAAAGTATCCTGCTTTTAAAAAGTTTTCAAGAGTTAATTCTCTAGCATATTTATCATATGAACTTTTTGGTGTTATATCCACTTTGGCAGTGCCTTTTAAATTTTCTAATACTGATGAAGGTATATCAACAAGTTCAACATATTCTTCACCAGTTGTAGGGTCTGTTTTTTCTTCTTCTAGTTTCATTCCATCTTGTGAATAAGTAACCCACATATCAAGCCATATTCTTGCTAAATCTTCAATAAACATTTTTAACCCTGTTAATTGTTTAGTCATAGGTTGTTGTGATGCTTGTTGTACCGCCAATATTGCTTTACCTGATGCTTCTGTCGGATTAACACCACCAGTTGCGATATCAGATGAATTTTTTAATTCTCTTGTTATACTTATTAAATCATTTATTGTTTTTGATACATCAGTACTCATTTGTGCTGGTGCTATTGTTGTAAATACTTTATTAACATCATCAACGCTTTGTCCTCTTGCCTTTATTGTTCCACCAACTTGATTAATAGCATTTGGATTTGATATTTTATCAATCGCTACTACTTTTGTTGGATAAGCATTTTGCTTAACGCTTAATAACATTCTTGCTAGTGTTTTATTTAATTCCAATTGGTTAGGTATTAGGTATCTTACTTCTCCTTCACCTCTAGCGCTTCCTTTTTTTGATTTCCAAGGATAATGTGCTACTGGATATAAAGAAAGTCCTGAATTTGATTCTTTCTTTACAACAACGTATTTTGTTGATTTAACAAATTTAACTTTTCCTTCTTCTTTCCACATTTTAGTGATTAATGTACATTTATTATCTTTTTCATATTTAGCAGATTCTCCAGCCTCTTCAAAATAATCACTATCACCTTCAATATTTTTGATTTGTTCTTCTGATACTCCTTCTTTTCTTGCTAAATTTTGTATTTCTATCACTGATTTTCTTTGACTTATTATTATGTATGGTTGAGATTGAATGTCACTTGAATTTTCATTGCCATATTGTATATCAGTTTTGTTTATTATTTCATTTAATGGTTCTTGTGTATCAATATCATAATTAACATACATAACACCTTCATCATTGACTGCACTATCTTCAGATACTTCTCTAACCTTGAAATCCATTGAATCTTTTTCCCATACTTTGCTTGCTTTTTTATTTAATAGTTTGCAAGTTTCTTCTGCCGTTTTTCTGAATTCTCTATCCTCAAAGTTTTCACTTGAATAATTAATTCCCCAAAGATTTTGATTTATAGTGCTTACTTTATAATTTACAATTGTTTCAATGAAATTGTATTGTGCCTGTTCTATTCCCTCAATTTTAGCACCTTCCCACTGGTTACCCGAATACATACGGTAGTTTTTATCTGTATCAGTAAACATATTCATTCTTCGCATGAAACTTTTACCTTTTTCAAATAAAGTCCATTCATCAGTAACTTTTAATTCTTCTAAATCCATTTATCTCACCTCGGTATATCTTTTTGTCCTAATGATGTACCATCATAAACATCAATGTTATGCTTAATAACGTCATCTATTTCTTGTTGCTTTTTTAACTCTTTGCTATCTTGTTTTTCTCTAATCGATTCAATAGGTGACTTGTCAATTATTCTTACAGGTTGATTATTTACAACTCTTTGTCCAATTTTTGCACCTAAAAAAAAGCATATTATGTTTGATATGCTTACTATTAGTAAAATAATTGCTTCCATTATTTTTCTCCTTTTTTATTTTTCTTTATTTCTTTTTTTGGTTCTTCTACTTTTCCATATTTTTCTCTATATACTTTTTTCTTCATAATATACCTCCTAAATAATTTTTATTTCTTCTCCATAATCTTCTTTTACTTCTTCTTTTTTATTCCAATTGAATTCTGAATATGGTGTTAATGGTTCTTCGTTGAATATAACTTGTTCTCTTGATTGATGAGCAATCGCAAGTCCCATCATTTGATCATCGTGTTTTCCTTCTGGTGCTTCAATTCTTCCTTTTTCATTTTTTACTATTGTTAATAGTTCCCTTAATGTATCTTCATCATTTATTGAATCAGTATCATCTCTTACTATTTCTTTTAATCTGGATATAATAACTGGTCTTGTTATCTGCGTTGTTCTAAAGCCATATTTCTTTTCAAGTTTTCCAGTATATTCATCCATCTTTTCTCTTATATACATATTTGTATAACCTAATCTTTCTAGTTCCATTATCGGATAACTATCAAAGTTCGTTTCTATACAAATTAATGCATTCTTATAATATTTTCCTAAACAATACATTTGTTTAGCATATAAATCAGAATCTAATTTATTTTTAAAATTTGCTACTTGTATTCCTGTTTTAGCATCTAATACGTGAGCAGTGAAATAATCACTACCTTCACCAGCAGTATCTCCACCAACACAATATTTTGTCATTGTTGGACTATTTGGTAATTGATATATTCTTATATAACCATTTCTATCATTAACCCATTTTATGTTTGACATTTTTTTATCTTTAGGTAAATCATCATTATAATCATATATAAAGTAACCAACTTTCAATGGTTTTGGTATTCTTTTTAACCTACTTAATATTGCCTCACTATCAAAAGCAGGTTGTCCTGATAGTAAAAATGCTTCTTCTGGTGCACATGGATACTCTTGTTTAATTAAATCTTTATCTATATATCCTTTATATTTTTTGTAATACCAATAAAGTTGATTATCATTTAGTTTAACATCATTTTTTAGCCATTTTAATCTTGTATATATCCAGTCACTTTTTGTATTAATGTTATTTATGAATTCCTTATGTATATCATCACTTTCAAAGTTTAATACATATTCTTTTGTTCTCCACCATTCAAAGAAACAATTTATATGCTCGTTACTTTCCCACATAGTCTGGTAATCATTGAATCCATTTGCAGTTGATTCATATATTTTTATACAATTCTTTGTAAATGCTTCTCCAAGTGCTGCCTGAATAGGTGCTATACCATCTTTCCAAAATGCACATTCGGATCCGTGAAAGAAATTTATTGTTCTTGAACGACCTACATCTTTTGTTGCAGTATCAACTGCCCAACTACTATTAATCTTTTCGAATAATAATTGTTTTCTATTATTAAACTTTTCAGTAGGTTTTAATATGTCTGGAAGTTGTGAGTACGGATATTTTGCTTTATTTTGAAATATAGCCTCTGAATTATCACTCTTATCTGCTAATGTAAATCCTTGAAAGTTTCTGTTTAACAAACTACAGGATAATTGATATGCAGTTACAACAGTTGTAAATCCTTGTTGCCTACCTTTTAATATCAAAATAGATATGTTTGTTATTAATCCTTTTTTATAATCTTCTTTTGCTTTATTTAATATATTGATAAACTCTTTTTGCACATCATTTAAAAAAAATGGTTTTGTTGTTTGATCCTTATCTACAACTATGAATACTAATTCTATTAATTTTTCTGGATTCTTTTTTACTTCATTTAATAAATCTATATCATTGTATAATTGATTTGCTATTGCTTCTCTTAATTGTTTATCATAATCTATGTCATGAAGTTCTTCCCATTTTTCTTTTCTTTTATTTATTAAATAATCTGCTGTGTACTTCATAATAAATCTTCTAACTTTTTAATATCTACTTTGCCATCTAGAATAGTTTTATATTCTCCAGTCATTTTATTTAAAGTATCTATTGCTTTTAGTTTTGTATTTAAATCTGCATTTTTCATATATAATATTTCATCACTACCATCTGGTAATTTTATTTTTATTTCTTCTCTTTGTATATCTTTTATTACTTCTGATAACCATTTCATACGTTCTTTAGCAGTCATTATTGTTTCATCTTCTATTTTTTCTTGTAATTCTTGTATATAATTTTGTATGTTAGCATTTGTTAGCAATCTACTAGCATTTACTTTTGCTGTATCTTCTTTCTTACAAGTCTTATATGCTTTTAAATATGCTTGTGTCCCATTTAATCCATTTTTAACATATTCTTGACAAAATGTGATTTGTTTGTTGTTCATTTTTTCTTCTTTCATAGTTTTTCTCCTCCTCTTCACATTTTCTTGCTCTTGGACATTCTTTACAATGATATATCATGCATAATTTTAAGTTTTCCTTTTTCTTCTTCATATTTTTTCCTCAATAAAAAAACAACCTTATTTGGTTGTATTAATAGATACTGTACTAATGATATAAAGGCTGACATTTAGTTAATCACTCTAAATGCTATGCTGATTATTGCTTCCTAGTGGTTAATTTCTCAACTCTTAACCCAAACCTTATGCTAGATAACTTTTATATATCATCAGTACACTACCTACTAATAAATACTTTAGAATAGATACAATAACTTTGATATTATCTCATAGGCATCCAACCTAATCTCTAAAATATTGTTTAATATTATAGTATTTTTGCACTTAAACTATTACATTTTATATATCTACTCTAAACTACCTACTATAGATGATTTTATGCTTATTCAAACCTATATGTACGCATACTCTAGGAACTATAAGTCCTAAAACTTTCTAGTTATTATTTATAAGCACCATAGAATAGATATAAAAACATAAATGCCTAGACCCTTTACCATATTAGGAGGTCTCCCCTGACAGTTATATCTACTCTATGCTACCTATAAAGGTAGTATCACTACTCTATATTATTCACTTAACACCAACGAAAGAAATTAAGTTTTAATATATTTTGTGTACACGACTTCGTTCGTTGTCTAGGGTATTAGTCGCTTTCCCCACCTCTAAACTAAAGACTTTGCTTACTCTCATAATTAAATAATTTTAACAACTTCTTCGCAAACACAGGATTTTATGTGTTTTCCTCGTATTTAGTACTTAATCATATTTCCACACGGGATAATAGGCTTATAAGCACCATATCAAGTAAATAATAGTTGTGCAAATGTCACTACCTTAGGGTTACATATACGCTTTTTGTTATAATCAGGGGTTTACTTAATGTAATCAACAATTCTAAACGAGTAAAGGCTTAATTATAACTGACATTTAATCCTGACTACAGGCTTCACTATTTACTCAATATGCTACTTACAAAAAGTAGCACAATAATTTAAAAGGAGTTGCACGGGACTTTGTATTATCCCATGCTATCATTTTAACATAATCAAACGGACATCGAACGGACATTTTTATTTTCTATCTCATTATTTCTTTTTCCTGTTATTTTTGAATATATTCTTCTACATTGCCTTTCACTATAACCTGTTAATTGTGCAATTTTCCACCACTCACGAGGTTTTCCTCTATGTTCTTGTATATATTTTTTATCGTTTCTTAATTCATAAACTTTTTGCTTCAATGGTTCATATTCTCCAATTCTTTTTAGTTCACTTTCTACATAATTACTTAATGAAATTAAATAATCATTTAAATGGTCTATCCACCATTCGATGTCTTCATTTTCACATTTATAGACATACTTGAAAAACTTTTCTTCTCTTGTCATGCTTCCATCTACTCTTTCTGCATTTGGATCTGCTACTTTTGGTTGTGTGTCATTAAATAGTAAGTTTTTTCTGTCTATATATAAATTTAGCAAATTTGTTAATTTGTTTATTTCGTTATTTGCTTCTTTTATCGTATACTTCATTTCTTCCACTTTTTATCCTCCCATACTTAACAATATATTTTAATAATTCATCTGATACTTTTTCATATCTTTGCTTTAATTTTTTATATTTAATCTTTAATTCTATAAGTTCGTCCCTTATTTTCTTTTCTTCTTCGGTCATATTATTCACCACGATCAAAATGTTCTCTTAATTGTCCATTTTTCATTCTTACATATTTTGTAATTATATTTTTATAATTTACTACAAACCCCTCAACATTTCGATTCACTGATTTACAATACTTTTCATATATACTATCTAAATGTTCCTTTGTTGGAATAATATTTAATTCTGTTACTACTGGTACTATTCCCATACATTTAGGTATTTCTTGACTTTGAAATGGATATATAAACAAATTATGATCATAAATTAAGTTATATAAATTAAATTTATCATCCATATTTGCTTTTGCAAACATATAATATCTCTTATCAAATTCATCAATAGGATATTTTATTTGTCCCATACCTATCCATTCTCCACATACTGCACTATCATTATGTAAATCTTCAAATGATTCTCTATTATCATTAATCCATTGTAATAAACCTTTATATAATTTATCTTTGTTTTCTTCTAACTCATTTATTTTAAATATATTATTTCTTTGGGCTATATATAATTCATCATTCTTTTTGAATATTACTAAATTACTCCCATCTAATTTTTCTGTTAATTCAACTTTATCTCCCATACAACTTACTCTTTTTGTTTTAGGATATATTTCTTTCTTTATCATTATCTGCTCTCCTTTATTTTATAACTCATTTCTTCAAATTGTTCTTTTGTTAATATATTGTCTATTTGATAATCAACCAATGTAATAGTTTGCCCTTGTTTATTTTTAGAATAAGTAAATACATAATCTTTATATGTTTTCCAACATTGATATATTTTCCCATCTCTGCCTAAAATAATATCTTTTGATTTTATTAAATCAATTATGTTATAACTAAATTTTTTAATATTCTCTATATTTGCAAAAGTTCCGTTGCTTAAAGGAATACATAATAATTTTCCCATATAAGCATTTGCTGTATCATAATATTTGTATTGAGAAATATAACCATCTTTAGTTCGTACATACATTCCAACTTCTAATTTCATTATTTACCTCCTAAATTCATATAACATATTTCTTCATCAGATATTATAAATATTAATGGAAATGCCATATTAATTATTGCCAATACTTCAAAATCTTTATATTTAAGAGAAATTAAAATACTTATTAGAATTGATAATATAAACCATATTAATAGTATATATGCTTTTATTTTCATCATTATTTACCTTCTTTCGACTTTTTCTGCATTTTTTATTCTTTCTTTTGCAATATTAAAATATTTTTCGTCGAGTTCTATTCCTATAAACTTTCGATTCAGTTTTTTTGCTGCTACTCCTGTACTTCCAGAACCCATAAAAGGATCTAAAACAGTATCATTTTCATTAGAACTTTTTTCTATTAGATATTTTAATAATTCTACTGGTTTTTGTGTTGGATGCAATTCAGGTTTGCATTTGTTGAAACTTAACAAATCTCTTTCTCTTTTACCATTTAGTTTTTTTCCTTGCTCTTTAACAGCAAATATTATGAATTCGTATGATGGTGCATATTGTCCATACAAATCACCCATTCCGAAACTTTTTTTATCCCAAACAAGAATATTTTTAATTATAAAAAAGTTTTCTATTTTTTGTTTAAATTCATCTATTTTTTGAACTGGTGCAAACATATATAAATGTCCGGTATCTTTCAAAATTTTATTTGCTTTATAAAGCCATTCATTTAGCCAACTTGTATTTCTATCATAGAACATAGGTAAATCTTTGTTTTTTTTCATGTTCGACTGATAGCCAAATCCGTACGGACTATCAGTTAATATTAAATCTACACTTTTTTCAGGTATTTCATTCATTATCTCTAAACAATCGCCTTGTCTTAAATCTATCATTATCTATCAGTCCTTTCTTTAATCTTCTGGCATTTGGTAAATATATGTTGGATTTTTTAAATCTATCATTGGACTACCAAAGTCATATCCTAAATTAATCAAATTAATTTTATTTTGTATTTCATCTAATACTTCTAATGCTCTTTCTTTTGTTTTGTATGTTCCTAATTCAGTTTTATAATCATCAACATAATTGCATATTCTTTTATTTTCATAATTTGCATCAAGATATATATTATCTATTTTTTGTAATATTCTTTTATCTTGACTTCTAATCCATAATTCCATTATTTCTCACCTTTTTGCTTTCTAAATCTTTCATAAAATTATCAAAATTTGCTTGTTTTTGTTTTATAGTACTTTCATCTACACCCTCAATTAAATCTTTTAAATACATATAAATTGGCTCTAACTGTCTATTCTTTTCCAACTCTTTTATTAACAATATAATTCCTAATCTTAATCTTGATATTTCTTCTAATTCTTCTAAATGTTTACTCATACTTATTCTCCTTTAAATTGTTAATTTCATCTATTAGTTCATTGATTTTATTTTGCTGAATTATTATATTTTTCCATGCTTTATATTCATTTTCTCCATAAGGTGGTATTAAATCATCAATCATTAATATTTCATCTATTTTTTCTATCTTCTTTGACTCTTCGATTATTTCTACATCTTCATTTAAAAAATCTATTAATCTAAATTCAGATAATCTAAAACAGTTATCGTCCTTATAATCTCCCCATTCTGCTGTTTCAATAAATGTCATATCAATTCCTAAAACTCTAATTTTTTTAGGTGCTTTTCTTTCTAACATCAATTTAAATAAATCTATTACTTTAATTTTCATTACTATCACTTCCTTGTTCTATTTCTTGCATTTTATCTAAAACGTTTGAATAACAAGTATATTCAGTATCAAATAATATTGCTTGTTTTTTTAAAACATAATCTCTTAACTTATTCCAATTATCTTTTATTTTATAATTTTCATCTAATAAACTGATATCAGTTATATTGTGTTCTTCTCTTAATTTACAATTTTCATTATAAATTCTTTCATAGTTTTCTTTTAGTTGTTTATTTTCTTGTTGTAAATTTTCTATGTATTCTATAACTTCATAATTAGCACTCTTATCTAAAAACTCTTTAACTTTTTTATTCATTCTGACACCTCTTTTAATATATCTAATAATTTTTTTTTAAAATCTTTATCTTCTAAATGTACTCTTCAAATTCTACACCAAGTGTTTCAAGAATGCGGTTAATTTCTCTATATTCAATATCCTCTTCAATAAAATGATATCTGCTAAATTCAGATAATTCTTTTATAGCCTTGTCAATTACTTCTTTTTGTTTTTTACATTGTTGTTCACTCTTTTCAAATGCCTTTGCAATAGCACAAACATACCATAATTGTTCTTGAGTAAATGTTTTTACGACTTTCATTTCATCAACACTATCTAATATTGGTATTTTAACTTCTATATAATCTTTATCCATATTCTTACTTCTCCTTTCTAATTACAATTGTCCAATATTTACAATCTGGTTTAGGATTACATTCTGGTGATATAGTTTTTACAATTAAATCATCCATTTTAACATCTAATCCTTGACTAATCATTTTTTCTAAAATTACTTTTTTTAACTTTTCAATTATTTCATCTGAAATCTCCATTGATAAAAATTTCATATTATTCCTTCCTTTTCAAGTATTCTTTCAACTTAGGATCATACTCACCTAAAATTTTCAATGCAGTGTAATAATTATTTTTATATATTTTTATCATTTTATTTAAGTTACTCATTTTTATTAGTAAGCAACCTATGATAAATGCTAGTATGTAAATCATTTTAGTTCCTCTTTAAATTCATATGTTCTTTGCAAATCTTCGTAAAACATACCATTTAAAAGTTTTATGTTATCTATTTTTTTATCTAATTCAACTATTTTATTTGTAACTATAATTGTAAATGTACCTACTTCTATAAGCACAATTACTATTAATATTGTTTTTATTAATTCAATTTTATTTTTCATTTTTTTGACCTCTCTATATTGTTAAGTTCTAATCTTAACTTTTTAACTTCTTTTTTAGTTTGATTTATTAATTTACTTTTTTCATATAATAATTTTCTTAATTCTATTTCTCTTTTACTTGACATTTTTACACCTCGAATATAGATATTTGTCTATCTATGTTATTTAACATTTTTTCTTTTGCTTCTTTACAAAAATTCTTTTTTATTTCAAAGCCATAACAACTTCTATTTAATTCTGCACATGCTCTTAAAGTACTTGCACTACCGCAGCATGGATCAATTACTACATCGCCTTCATCTGTAAAAATTTTAATTAATTCTTTTAATACATTTACTGGTTTTTGCGTTGGATGAATTTTAGGTACTTCTTTACTATCTTTTTTCCACTCAAACCAATTAAATATCATATGATTTTTACCATCAATTCCTATATTATTAAATTTAGGTAATTTTTCTCTATATAGAACTACTGCATATTCACAAGCATTTACTATTTTCATATTTGCCTTTAGTACCTGTGCCGAAAAGTTTTTACAAAATACCAACGGATAACTGTGTTTTAATCCGTGCTTTTTGCCTTGTTCTACGACCATTGGTATTTGCTCAAATGCACAGAACACAATCATTGCTGGTGCATTGCTACTTCTCCCTCTTTGACCTCCTGATTTTGGTTCTTTATTTAAATACCTTGTACAAAAATCAAAGAAGTTATTTACTTTAAAATCGTTATCTGTATCAAAAAAACTTGTTCCTGCTAATTTGCTTTCGCCATTTTGATTATCGCCATCTACGTACCATTGTGGATTACTTGCATATGCTTTATTGCCTAGGTTATAAGGAATGTCTGCTATTATTAATTGAGCATGTGGTATTCCATACCTTTTAGCATTTTCAAAATGATCATTTATAAGTTTTATACTTATATTTCTTTTTTCATCTATTTTTATTTTTTTATCTACTATTTCAAATTCCATTTATAACTCCCTTTTCATCAATTTAACAACTTTTATACTTAAATCTATTAAATCTTCAATTGTTACTTTATAGTACTTTTTATTGTCTATATTTTTAAAATGTTTTTCTATTTTTAATTTTGTTAATTCTTCAATTGTTAGTTCCATCTGATTTTTCCTTTCTAGGTCTCCCTCTTTTCTTTTTAGGACTTATTAATTGTTCTATTTGCTCTGTTGTATAAACTCTATTTTTATACTCACTATTTAATCTTTTGTTAGTTTTATTAAGTTCAGTCACTAAAAATTGTCTAGAGTCATTACCTATCATTTTTTGTTTTTGATTTTGATACACAACTTCTAAATCGTATTCATTATTTAAACTTCTTCTTTCTTTTCTTAAAAGATGTATTTCTCTTACTACATTTATACTTGCTTCATCACTTAAATCATTGTTTTCTATTAAATGATATAAATCTGATAGTTTATAATCTACTTTCTGAAGTTCTTCAGATTGTGTTTTTATCATATTATCTATTTCATCAAGTATAGATATAGCATTAGTTATTTTATCTATTATCAACTTATCTCTCATCAAATCTCCTTTATGTCATAACCTTTATATTGCATTAGTTTTTTCTTTAATTTGTATACTTCAGTCCTATAACCCTTAGTATCAACTATAATAAGTTTTCCATCTTTTACATAAGTAAAATCTGCTATATAATTTATTGCCCTTATCGTTTTTCCTTTAAATTTGAAACTTGGTTGTAATTCAAATTTTACTTGTGTTTTTAAATCTGTTATCTGTTTGTTTTTAAGCATCATTTCAAGAACTATATAGTAATCTCTCTCTTTTTTAGAATCGAATGTCATGTCTTTATAAAAACATTTTTTGTTATGATACTTATTCATTTAATCCTCCAAACTTATTAATATTTTATAATTACCTATATGTGATTTTTTTCTTCTCTTTAAATATGCTTTGCTATGATAAAAATATATTGTTTTCTTTTGTACATTTTGATTTTTTGCTATTTCATCTATAGTTCCAATTATCAATAACTTATCTCCTTTATAAAGTGCATATTCTTTCATACTTACTCCTTCAAATATTTTTTATAATGTTCTTCGTGTTCTGGAAATCTTTCTACCATAAAATCATATATTAAATCTTTTATTTCTTGATTATTCTTTGTATGAACTTCAATTATGTGTTGATTATATGTTAATGGTACTAAATTCCATAATTCATTGTTATTTCTATTTCTATCAATATGATGATAATGTCTTATTACAAACACACTACCTTTTTTTTGTATATATTGATTTTGTAATCCGACTATATAGTCTTGATTATCATCTGCTTCATATAATTTATCTAATTGTTCTCTTACTTTTTTTGGTATTTCCATTTTATTACCCCCTAAATTAGATTTAATTTTGCTATTTCATTTGGTGTCATTGTTTCAATATCTAATTGTTTACATTCTTGTATTATTCCTTCTATAAAGATTGTCATTTCCTTTGTATCAAACTCACTACTACCTTTGTAAATTCTATATATAGTGAATTCTCTATTATTAAATAACCTTTTTGATACTATTTGATAATATTTAAAATAGCCTTTTGGATCTATTGAAGATAGCATACTTATTTCGCTAACTTGTCCATAAGCCTTAAGCATTTCAAAGTATACTTCTTCTTTAGATTTTCCTATTAAATTCCCTATTTCAGTGATTAATTGCCAAGCATATGAATTTTGTGATAAACTTCTTTTCTTTCTTTTTTCTTTTATTTCAAATTGCTTGTCCTTTTCTTTCCCATACAACCACTGAATTATTTGTAATGGTGTTCCTATCATAACTTATCCTCTAGAATGCTATATCGTCATCACTAATCTCAATTGAGTCTCCAAAATTGGCATAAATCTGTTCATCAGTTGATTTTTTGACATTCTCTGCTTGTTTTGGTTCTTGATGATTATTCGTTTTAGTTTGTAAAAAACTCATTTTATTTGCCATAAAAGTATAGTCATAGTGTTTGTTACCTTTGTTGTCTTCCCAATTGTGATTTTTGACGCTTCCTTGAAAACCAATTAAATCGCCTTTTTCACAATATTTGCATACGTTTTCTGCCATTTTTTCAAATAGTGTAATAGGTACAAATGTTACATCATCTTTTCCATTTTGCACTGCTAAATCTATTTGTGTTACTGCTTTATTTGAACTTGTATATCTTAACTCTGGTGATTTTGTTAATCTACCTATAAATATAAAATTATTATTCATCTAAACATAACTCCTTTAATGTATATTTTTTATCTGCTTCCATACCTTCGTACATAGTTCCTTTTTTAAAATATGGGAAGTAAAATGATTCACTATTTATATGAATAACAATATAACTTTTTTCGCTATCGAAATTTCTTTTAACAATATCGCTAATTCTATTTTTAAATGGTCTAATAACTGCACTTAAATATTCTTTTTCTACATCATCAAGAATTGGTTTATTCTTTTCTTTTTTATTTTCTTCTTTCAATTGCTTTAATTGTTTTTTCAAGTAATTTACTTTATCTCTATTACTTATTACATTGCTATATTCTTCTTGTACTTTATTTGATAATTTATCTATTTCACTTTGCAATTGTGATATTGTTAAATTATCTACTATTTCAAACTTACCTTCTGGGAAATATGCAGTATAAACATTTCCTATCTCATTTGAATCTTTATGTTCTAAAACTAATATTTCTATAGAATAGTCTCCTACCTTTTTTACTTCTCCTAAATACATATCTGTATTTGTAAATCCATATTTATTACTTAATCCTTTTACTTTATCCCCAACTTTAAAATTCATATTATTCCTCCTCAATTAATATTTAAAATACTTCTTTTTCTATATATTCTTTTTCACTTGGTCTGCTTTTATATTTCATGCAATGCAAGAAATAAACTGCTCTATTTTTTAACTCTTTAATTACATTTTCATCTCTATAAAATCTTAATTGTTTATTGTGTATATCTGTTATTTCAACCATTATTGGATTTTCTTGTTCTTCATCTGTTAAAGTATTTACATTTAATACACCCTCTTCAACATTTGAAGTATCTATTTGAATTTGTATTTGACAATAATAAGAAGTTGGTATTGTGTAATATTCTTCCATCCAGACACAATTTCCTTTTGTCTTTCTTTTCCAACTTTTAAATGTCTTTTCATTTATTATTTTGTTTTCAATAGGTATATGTGTTTGTACTTCTCTTGCATCATAACTGCAAACAATTCCAGGTACATCTTTATTTGCTATTCTTTCATTTTTTACTATTTCAACATTATTTGATGATGCATAATAATTTAATCCATCATCTTCTAAAATATTGCCTGCATCTATGGAGTCGTTATCAAGTTCTTTATAATCTTGTAATCCTATTTTTAGTTCCCACAAATCTTGACATTCTTGACTATCAAAATTAAGTAATTTATGTATTTCTGATGCTCCTATTGTCTTTTTTCTTTCTTCTCTTTGTTCTAGTGACAACATTCTTTATCACCCCTTTAAAATTAATTCCATTTGTTCATATAATTCGGTACAAGTATCATCCTTTTCATATTTTTTCATAAAGTCTTCTCTACTTATTCCTAATTTTTCATACACTTTTTGCTTATCGCCAATTGTTGTTACTGCTTTTGCAAATATTTTTTTTGTTTTTGTTTGAATTGCTGACATCTTTTTCCTTTCTTCTTCTTTTTTCATTTCACTTCTGATTTTATCTGGATCATCTTTTGAAGTTGCTATGTTAAAATACTTTAATAGAAAGTATCTATTTGAATATGTTAATCCACTACCTAATGCTTGTGAACCATCACTTTGTTGACCTAACATTGCCCATGGTACAAATTCTTCTTCTCCTGTTTCTATATCCTTCCAAACAAACATCATTTCACTTCTAACTAAAATGTCTGTACATTCATTTCCTTTTTTATCTTTATAATTTACTTGTTCTGAATGTAATGTTTCAGGTACAAATCTTGGCGTCAATTTTAATCCTAATTCAATCATTCTTTGATTTACTTTTAACAAAATTGATTCTTCATCTACATATTTGTAACCATACCCATCTTTATTTTTTTGCATTATCATTACTTCTTGTTTTATGCTTTGTAATTTATAATCTATGTTTTTATATTTCTTTTCTTCTGTCATTTGTCTAACTCCTTTTTCCATTCTAATACATGACACATTCTTAACATCTGGTTTGCTCTGTGCTTTATGTTATCAATTGTTTCTTCCATTTCTTCATCTGTCGTGCAGATGTAAAAACCACCTTTAACCCCTGAAACACTACCTACCATTCTTTTAAAACTTTTATCTTCTCGAATGTTTTGTATAATCTTTCTCATTGCTTTGTCGCTTCCAACTTGAAACTTGCCTCTTAAAGTTTGATTTTTAATTAAATTTTCTTTTCCCCTATGATTTTCTACTAAGTAGTTATAAACTCTTTCTTCTATTGTTTTTTCTTCTTCCTCTTCATCATATTCTGTAATGTCATTGTCATTGCACTCAGGACATAAATTAATCATTTCTCCATATGAGTTACCAAAGGTAGAATAAACTCCATAGTAGGTTTCTAAATCTACTTTTCTTGGTTGTCTGAATTTACATCCACAGTTATTGCATTTGTACATAATTCTTTTTCAAGTTTCTTATTTTCTCTTTTCAATGATCTGATTTCTTTTTTTAATTCTGCTTCGATTTCATTTTTATTTATTTCTAATTCACAATACTTTTTATTAAGTTCTGATAGTTGTGTTTTATATTTATTCATTTGATTTACTGCATAGTTCTTTGCAGTTTTATAATCTTCTATTTTTTCAAGCATTTCATCTATATGATTTTCTAATCCTCTAATGGTTTTATTTAATGCTTTTTTTGTTTTAATGGTTTCATCTAGCCATTCATTTACCTTTTCTATTATTCCTTTCATTATTCTTCTCCTAACCAATCATAATCAAATATTTCTTCCAGTTCTTCATTTTCTTCTTTTGTAAAAAGTTCATCATATGATTTGTTTTTTATATTTTTTAAAATTCCTTCAGTATATTTCAAATTAGTTTTTCCATTCATAATTGTTTCATTAATTGCATAATTTATTTTTCTAACATCATCAGTTTCTTCTATCCACTTTTTAACTGCCTCTTTTTCTATATCGCCTAAACTTCGATGAAAATTTTTCTCTATATTATTTATATAAGTACTATAATAACTATCTATATTCTTATATTGTTGTTGCTCGTCTGTTGCTTGTTTGTTAGAAAATGTGTTAATTGCCTGATATAATTCATAGTTTTTTATTGATATTATTGAGAATTTAGTATGTTGCTTCTGTGTTAATTCCCCTGTTGAAATTAAGTGTTTTATTGCAGTCCTTATTTCTTGAATTGTCATATCTAATTCTTCACTTAATGTTTTATATGATGTAACAAAACTTCCTCTCTGGATTAGTAAACCCTCAAAATATCTATCTTGCCAATTTGCTTTTAATAAACAATGAATGAAAAGTATTTTTGTATTTTTATTTTTATACCATCCCCAATTTAAAAATTTACTATGGAGTTTTATCCAACTTTCATTCACTATTTACCTCCTGTTTGACTTTTGTTCGTTTTTCTGTTATAATTACTAAATGTAAATTTTTTATATTTACGATTTAATTTGAATTATCTACTTTCAGTCGTGGTTGGTTGTGTAGATAATTCTTTTTTTTCGTTAAAGTGTTCTGCATTTATACAAACTGCTACAAATCCAAATACACATATAACAATAAATAATAAATAACCTATATTTTCTTTTTTCATCTTTTGATCCGCCTCCTTTCTATTCTTGACCTAAAACATATTTATCAAAAAATTGTTTAGGTATTCGTTTTCCTATAATAATTACATTTGGATTTTCTTCTTTCATTATCTTTTGTAACTTATCTATTATTCGATAACATTTTGTTTCTCCAAATCCTGTAATTTTCATTATTTCTTTTACACTATACATTTTTCTCTATTCCCCCTCATAAAATTTTGTCCAATCAAAATCAAATACTCTTGCAATCATCATTGCTACTTTTGGTTTTGGTGTTCTAGAACCTGATTCGTATGCCGAATATGTAATGGCAGATATTTTTACAGAATCAGCAACTTCCTTTTGTGTTAATCCTTTTGCTCTTCTATAAGCAATTAACCATTCTCTTTTCATTTTTCGCCTCCTTGATTTTTTTTACATTTTGTAATATAATTTAGATGTCTAATTAAGAAAAAACTCTTAACTAGACAAGTACTTAACTCAATGTTTTTCATATAAACACATATGAAAAAACATTTGAAAAATTTTTTAAATCTTTTATGTAATGGAATTACTATTAATCTTATAATTATTAAAGGTAATAATAATACTATTCATAAAGATTAAGCCTTGAAATCAAGTATGGTCTGCAAACAATAACTTGATTTCTTTTAATACTATTGTCTCTACCTTTTGTATTGACAATTCAATATTATCACTACTTTTTGGTTATGTCAATACTTTTTTTACAATTTGTATTTATTTTCTCTACTTTTTGTGTTATTATTGAAATGGAGGAGAAAGTAT